TGAAGGAATCTTCAATGGACTCGTGCTCTGGGTTCTTACCACTATCAACTAGATTGTTTATACGTGCTAACTTGTCGTGCATACGAACACGCAGTCCATTGATGGCACCGCCAGGTGCATCAGCAATGTTCTTTGGTCCATAATCTTTATGTTTAGATATCAAAAGATCTAATAGTTCTTGGTATGTTGCTCCAACTGCTGACTCAAAAGAGGTACTGTCAGGGTAACTACGAGTTTCCCATCCATCTTCTGTATTTGACTTATAGGGAAACCTTGCTTTTCCAAGTGGGTTATAATCTGCCATTCTTCACTTCCCTCCTTCAAGTAGTTGTTTAAGTTCGTCATCTATTTCCATCATCTGAGATTCGATTATCATTTCTTCTACAATATTCTTAATAACTTCTGGCTGTGTCTCTGCCGTAAACAATGTCATATATGTAGACTGTGTTATAGCCTTGACTTGTTCTGGTTTGTTTGCATATTTATACAAACATCTAAGCAAAGAACCTATCATTAACCTAGTACCATTAGGTAATAGTAATGCTGGATCAAACTCATCATCATCCTCAAGCAAATGATCTGTTGCCTGAAATACATTCTCAAATCTTTCGCCACACTCAGGGCAAGGTGGAATTTCTTTAGTCATTTAGTCCAGCCTTATCTCTAATATAATCAGATCCATACTTTACATATGAACTATTTACATCTTCCCCGTCTGGCAACTGCACGATTGTGACTGGCAGTTCCCTTGCGAGACTTGTTGCAAATTCTTTTCCTGGTTGATCTCCATCTGCAAATACAAATACTCTTTCAAAGTCAGCGAGCAATCTCGTGTAGTGCTTCTTCCAACTATTAGCCCCAGGTACACCGACACAAGGGATGCCAATACAACTAGATAAAGTAACTGTGTCCAACTCACCTTCACACACTCCTATGTAATCGCCTGCTCGTTCTATATCTAATACATTATACATCTTAGTCTCAGCCCCAGTTAAACCCATATACTTAGGTTCAACAGCAGGATGAAGGCTACGAAAACGAAGATCGACAATGCCACTCTTGGTAATATATGGTATTGATAATCTTCCTCTGAATTGTTCGTGTCCAATTTCAGGCTCCTCTACTACGCCGAATCGCGCCAGACGTGCTGCTTCCATTGGAATACCCCTGCTTCGCAGGTAATCTTCTGCCTGATAAATGTTTGCCGCGTACTTCTGCGTTGCCAGTCCCAGTAATTCTTTCTGCGATATGCTTTGCTTCACGTATGTCTACCCTTTCTTGCTGTGCGATAATTTGTAAACTATTTCCTTGGACGCCACAGGCAAAGCATATGTATATATTTGAAGCGAGATTAGCACTTCCAGATTGATGAGTATCTGAATGGAATGGACACTTGAGATTAACCTGCCCGTGTCCCTGCCTGACTTGTGCTCCATAGTGTATGAGTACTTCTCTAATACTTGGTAAGTCATTTGCCTGCCCTCTTAGTCCATTGTTCAAAGTCTTCCACCACCCAAGCCTTGTCTATCCCTGCCTGTCTACGTTTAACTATAACAAACTTATACGGTACTTCTTTTAATCCTCTAGCCTTAGCATAGTTCTCTGCTTCAACCTCTGCCTCACGCCAGAACTGTGGTAAGTCTAACTTCTTTGTTGCCTTTAACTCTAGTATGTTTGCTGCTCCATCTAAGAAAGCAACTACATCACCCTCATCTTTAGCACCAGCCTTGGTTAATCTCTCGGCTAGTATATCCTTGGAACGTAACCATTTGACTACACTAGTCTCAAAGGTAGCACCCTTTCGTTTGCCATAACTACTCACGCCATTCCACCTTAGGATACTTAGTAAAGTTAATAAAGAAAAATAAGAAATCAAATCTGTTAATCCAAGCAACTACCTGAACTGGATAGCCAATCTCCATATCTAATATCGGATATCTCTCATACCCAATTCCAAAACAATGTATAGTATTAAGTCCAATTGTTATAGATCTTCTACCTATATCTTTAGTTGGCATATCAATGGTTCTCTGGTATATCATCAACAAACATATACTCAGGATTAAATGCAATCCAAGTCATTAGTCCACCACCTGCGTCTGCTTTTCCATATCTGTTCTTGACTGGAGCAACACCCATTGAAGTTCCGACAACACCAAGTGTACATATAAGCGCTGGAAGTTGTGCCACTTTACCTTGGATAGCAGAGCGTGGCTGACACGGTGACCCAAGCACAGCCTCACTAGTGTGATGAAGAACGACAACAGCCGAATTAGTAGCACGAGCAAGATACTTTAACTCCTTCATAATAGCACGCATAGAAGCAAATTCTTCGCCACCATCAGTGGCTACATCCATTAAGTTATCTACTATGATAAGCGTGGGTGAACAACCCCATAGTTCTTCAAAGGCTTGTACTTCCTCATCAATATCTTGTAGTGTTGGTGCTGATTCAAATGACCAGACTATATGGCTACTCTTTGTGAGAGTAGCCTTAGTCCAACCAACATCAGAGTGTAACATATCTTCTACATCTGTTTGGTTCTTTCCAGAAATCATAGACGCTAGTCGCATAGCCATAGTGTGAGCATTAGTATCTGCTGATATATAAAGTGTTGGCACTTTCATCTTCAACGCTAATGCTAATGCAAGTGTGGACTTTCCCACTCCTGGTGCTGCTGCGAACATTGAAACTTCGGATCGACGAATGATGATCTTGTTAGATTCAAATGCCCTAAAGCAAGATGGCAATGGTTCTCCACCAATACTGGCACGACCAACTGATCTGACAAGTGTACGCATCCTGGTTCCTTTCTAGTTCCGAAAAAAGTTCTATACCAGTTTTTTAATTTACTGGCTTGCATTGGTCAGGTGTTCCTTGCGGTGAAGGACAAGACCAGAATGCATATGGTTTACCACTAGCCTTACTAATTCCCTCTCGCCATATACGGGTTCCGTGTTTGCATACGGGTGACGCTGTACCTGACGCTGCTGATACTGGGGTTGGTGCGGAGTAAGTCGAGGGCCTTGTGCTTGTAGTGGAACTCGATGTCGAGGACGGGTTTAGAGCATATGAACCTGCTATCTTTTGCTGAGTAGCAGCAATCTGTGGAGAGTAATCTCCTACGCCTTCTAACAATACTGATAGTTCATCAGCAGTATTAGCACGTACGTTTATCATATCACCTGATGGTGTCTTGTAGGAAACTTGTAGTTTCCAGTCTTCATTTGCCATTGTTTCTCTCATTTCTTCGAAGTGAACTGACAGTGTTCTGTAAGTCCACAACGATTGCAGTTGTTTGTATTAGGAATAAATATACCAGCCTTGCGTGCCTTATCAAAGGAGGCGACTAAGTACTCAAGTTTCTCCTCAGTGTAACCACTAAGATCAACCATAGCAGAAGTACCTTCTTGTCTAGCCATCCAATATGCACCATACTTTACATCTATACCTAAGACTTGCTTAAGTCCTAGTTTATAGAAGCCAAGTTGTAAGGTAGAAGTTGGGGTCTGTTGTGAAGTCTTGAGGTCAACCACGACCAACTCACCATCGACTTCAAACACTCTGTCAAGAACCATCTTCACTGGTACACCAGCAAAAATAGGAGTCAACCCCAACTCTACAGCGGGTGCGCCTTCAGGAGTGAACCAAATCTTCCAGTTATGATTAGCCTTGCGCCAATCAATATAGGACTGAACCCATTCAGGTCCTGTCTGTTGCCAGAAATCTACATTCTCTCTATTAGGAAATGCTTTAGATGTTCTACCACCAACACGTGCAAAGGTTAAGTCAACACCTTCCGACTCTTTAATCCAAGCCTTATCCCATAAAGCAAGTGTATCACTTGTTACCAATTGTAACCTGCTTTGCTAATCGTAGGGCAATGCTAAGTCCTGCTAAATTTTCTGGATGTTCTTGGGTATGAACTGTTTTATCAATAGCATTTTGTATAGCACCGACTATCATTGCTTTAGTCTCGTGCAATCCATCCTCGTATCGTTCACGCATAATGGTGTTATAAGTCTCCCACTGCATAGTGGTAATACCACCCTCTTCATTAACTATACTAATCATAGGTTCTCCAAATCCCACAACTCAGTAGCGGTATGGAATGATGATCCGCCTACCGACCATACCGATGGTTGTTCTGGTAAGTTAAGTAGTCGACCTAGATAGTACTGATATCCGCAGTCAATAAAGGTAGTAAATGCAGAGTAAGATATATGTTCAGGTAAAGTATATTCTCCAAGTTGTATAGTCATCTGAGTAGTATATCAGATTAGGTTGTGGATAAAGGTAGGCAGGACAAGGTTGCCTACCATCAATCAGAATTCCTATGTGTATACTTAGATATATATAATATAATATATAT